CATTCCTGCTCCAACGTCAGCGGTTGAAAAATGCATTGTGCTGTCTTCATTAATCATATCTTTAGCAGTTTCATTTAGTAGAGCAGCTAAAGGATTGCTTGATTGTTTAAATTTAACATCTTCAAATCTTACCATAGGTGATGAATTTAAGGTCATCGGAGGTTGATTCGACTTTTTTTGTTGGGATATAACTGGTTTTGTTGATTCACTAAGGATCTTAGGAAGCTCAGTTCTTAAGGCTCGGGTAATTTCTTCCCTTATTATTTGCCTTATGATTTCGTTTGCGCTTTTCTTTTCCATATCTTTTATAAATATTATTTTTATTTATTTTCCAGCTCTTCTATTTTTTTATCTAGCTGTTTTATTTTTGTAGCGTATACTAATTTTTCTCCGCTACTCTTTGAAATTGCCATTTTTTGTTGAAGATCCGCTTTTTCTTTTTCAAGTTTTTCTATTTCTTCGCTTGTTTTATCATTTTGTCCAGGTAAATTATCAGTATTAACCTTTACGTTAGTTTTACCTAAATCAGATTTGAGCTTATCAGAATTCTGTTTCATCATCTTTCTCATTCTCTCTCTAAGCTTCTTTCCTCCTTGTAACTTATTCACGAATGCATTAATTCCAACACCATCATTTTCATTCTCATTATTTCCAGCATCAAGTCCGTTATCAAAATCGGTATTTTCTACAGCATTAAAAGATATAGTATCGTCCATTAAAAACTTAACTGATTCTTCTAGTGTATTTAATTCCTCAAGAGTAAACGAAGATAAGTTTTCTGATTTTATTAATCCGAGGGTTGATAACTGTTGTTTTACTTCATTAACTATAATTCTATCATCTGATGCAAATGTTGGTTGAGATTTGGCTACGATCGTACCATTTACCTCTTGTGCTATTCCATAACGTCTCCTTAAGTTTATAGCGTCATCTACTACTTCTTCTGTTACTATTTGAATAGTGTATTTTCCTATGGTATTGTTTAATTCAGTGTTTTTGTTTTTATAATTGTCTACAAAACTTTCAAATCCATTTGCAGTACTCAATAGATTATCTCTTTGAGTCTCCATATCACCCACCAATTGTGTATCTACGTTAGCACATCCTTTTAGATTCGCTATCATAGAATTAATTACTCCAACTATATAGTATATTCCTATGCTAACTTGTTCAACAATAGCTGCACATAATGACAATAGTACATTTATTTGGTTTAAAACTTGTAAAATCTTATCTATAAATTTTAAAACAACATTTTGTAATATATCATCTATAGTTCTTTCTACTCCAGACACTGAAAAAATTAATGGAATCGGTAGTATTTTTAAAAACTTAACTACGATCTTTAGAGCATTTAAAACTAAGACTGTAATACTTATTATCTTTTGTCCAAAGTTTATAAAAGTAGAAAAGACATTACATACTGATTGCAGTTTACTAAGCGTCTTAACTATAACTGTTAGAAATTTGTAAAGCAATTCTTTTGGAATTAACTTCTCAAGTCTTTGTATCTGTTCAGCTATATTTGCGTTTGGAAAAACGGTGTCTACAAATGATATAGCAGAAGCTGGTGTAGTTAATCCTTGAATTAAGATACAGATTTCTCGTATTTTATCTATATTAGTTATTAATCTTTGTAAATCTTCTGATGGTATTTGTCTGTAATCTGTGTACTTATTAAAATCACCGAAGTATTTTTCAAGTGCTTCAGTTACAACACTTATTTGAGGAAAACTTGATATTAATCTTTGATCTCTTAAAGCAGATACATTCGTTGGATCAGATACTTCTTTAAACGAATCTTTTATTTCGTTTATTATTGAATAGATTGCTTTAGCTTTTGATTCTTGATTTGATGTATCTAGATAGCTAGAGTTATATTGATCTATTTTTAATTGCGTATCGTAAGCAGCTTTTTGTAAATTCCACTTAGCGATTTCTAGATTATTAGTAGGTTTATTTTCTGGATCAAATTTAGGGTATTTAGAATTATTTTGATTTTGAGGAGTTAACGCATAGTTTAATACATTACAAAGATCTATGCCAGATAACGTATCGAAAGTTGTAATCAATCCTTGATCAAGAGCTTTTTTTATTGATCGAACAAATTTATTTTTTACTTCTTCTGGAACTCCTTCATACTTACCATAAAATACGTCATCTACAGCTTGTTGTGCTCGTATTAATGCATCTCCTGCTACAAATATTGCTTTCTCTAATCCAGTTGCAGAAGTTGTATTCTGCAATCCAAAAGATTTTATTGTTTTTCCACTAAGTCTAGAAGATACGTCTTTAAAATTTTGTTCCTTTTTAGCGTTACTTGTATCTATTTTTTGTTTATGCTTAGCAGCTTTATCCTTCTGAGCCTCTGTTAACTCTGAAGTTTTATTTTGTATTTTTGTGCCTATTCTAATACTTGTTGCCATTATTTAATGTACGTAGTTTTTGAAAGATGGAGATCTTCATTTAAATAATTTAGCATAACTTGACTAGCGTGTTGTATTTCTTTACCAGCTATTCTAGTTTTAATAGCGGTAGTTCCTGGATCTGTTGTAGATGCATCTTGCAAATAACTAGCTGCAGAAATTAGATTCTCTAATAATCTTTTAAGCTGTATTGTAAAAGTCGTACCTAGCATAGCTTGTTCTCTAGCTAGCTCATCACCAAGTTGTATTTTTGGAGAATTGATAACTACGTTTTCTCCTGAATACATGCTGATTGGCATATTAGAAGATATCCCTATTTCTTTTTTAGAGAAGATAAGCACATTTTCATTTTTAGAATAAAGCATTACTCTATCTGAACATATTAAAGCTTGATTTCCTTTATACGGAAATTCATACTTTTTAGACTTTATATCAGATACATTCAGTGTTCTAAGAAGTTGACCTGACGTTAGATAGATTGAAGAATCGTCTCTAGAAACATCCTCTACTGTTGGAGAAAATATATCCGAGTTTTTTACACTAGGCTTTCCTTGACCATTTACTATTATTGTTATTGGCTTTCCTTGATAATTATTTTGTGTTACTCCAGTAGACCAAGTGTCATTATCTGCTCTGTAGGGATTAGAACTTCCGAATCTTATTGATTGCCCAAATCTTCCTTCTATTAGTGAATCTCCTTCAAAAGGTTTTAATGTTTTTACATTAGGATTCTCTTGAAAATAAACTCCTAGCGGAAGTTTTGCTTGATCTGCATCAGTTGATCCTTGATATCCAGGTTGTTGAGAATAATATTTTAAGAACTCAGAATACTGATCCATATTTGGAAAAGCATTATGATTAACTGCATTCCACAAAGAAAATGGAGGATAATAAAAAAGCTTTTGATTCTTGTAATTGTCGTTTAGTCCATCAGAAGGACCAGAAACTATATAAACTATTTCTCCTATAAGAGGATACTGCTTAAGAAAAGAGAATATAGGAAACGCAGACTTTGATACCTTGTTTGCCCGTCTTAAATTAAGACCAGTATACAACATTTCAAAATCTATTTTACCTACATCTGATGGATTGCTGTATTCTGGATTTTTTGTTTTTCCATCATCAAAGAATTCTCCAAGCACAATACTAGTAACACGACCAATAATAAAGTATTGACCATGACTACTTCCTACGCCTCCTTCAGGACTAGTACCAAATATGATATCATTGGCCATCTTTAGTGTCCTCTATTTGTTTTGATTCAGTTGCTGATACCGTATAAGTAGAAACTTCACTAAACAATTGTTGAATGTCTTTTTCAGTAAGAAGACTTGAATCTTCTGCACCAGCAGCTTTCTTTTCTTCTTGTTTTTGGAATATTTGAAGCATTTTCATAAGAACTTCATCATTCTTAAGACTTGAATCAAAGTATCCCTTTAGCATAGGTACGATAACGATAGCGTCACCAGGACTTTCTACCATATCGCCCAATTGGTTTATTCTGGCTTTTAAAGCTTCGTCTTGCTCTTTATGCTTATTATATATTTCTTTTGCGAGATCAGAAATTGTTTTTCCTTCGAATATCTCTTTGCTTTGTTCTTCCATGAACTAAGTTTATAAATAAATATCAATAGTCGGCATTCTCAATATAGTTATTGAGTATTTGAACGTACAATCCTTTTATTTTCTTAATTACCTTAGTTATTGTGTTAGATTGACAATCCGTCATCTCTTTAATGTAGATAAACAAAGCTTTTTTATTGAATATTTCTATGTTTTCTCTTTTTCTAAAGATCTCTAATATAGCGTAGGCTACGTTTATTTCTTCTTGTTTTTCAAATAGATCTGGTATTTTACTATCTAAAAGTTTAGAAAATCTTTCAATAATGTCACCTCTATCTGGTTCAGAATACTCTTTTACTACTATTGCTTGTTTAAAACTTTCGTCGTCTTCTTCGTTATTGGGAATATCAATCTTATTAACCAACTTTTTGTAATTCTTTTGATTATATATGATCAAATATCTTTTTGCTATAGTACCAAAATATGAATAAGCTTTGCCTTTAGACTGATCATAGAGATCAAGTTTTTGAAGCAAGAAAGAAACTACTTCATATTTTAAATCTTCAATCTTATCTACTTCTGTGTAGTAAAATTTAAAAGTGTGAATAATGTTTTCGGCTAGTTTGTAAAAGCCAAAGTGAATTCTTTGGTTATATATTTTGTTTCTTTCAGCTTGATTTTTACTAGCCCTATACTCTAGAATCGCTTCTTCAGTCTCCTCAGTAAAGTAGTTATTTTTTGTCTTTGGCTTTCTCTTTCTTGGCTGACCCTTCTTTGTAAGTTCAATCTCTACAAGTTCTATTGTTTCTTCCATGCTTACTTACTTTCTGTGTATTGTTTAATTACGCTTTGAAGATTCTTCATTTCTTCAATTAGTTGTATAAATTCAGGATCAGATTGAACCCATAGCGTCTTGTCTATTTTATCCACAAGAAGATCTATTTCTTTGTAATTAGCCATAACTTCATTAATAAAAAGTTGCTGTTTAACTACCATATTTTCTAACTTTCTATTCTTTTGATATAGGTTAAATACAACGTATCCTACTACTGTTAGCACCCATAGCGCTATTACTATCCATGTTATTATCATGCTTTATTGATTTGGTCTTCGATCTTAGCAGACATTAAATCTGCTTGATGAAGAATGTGTACTAAATTTGTTTTAATCTGAAAGTCTTGTCCGTAAGGCATGTAGTATGCTTTGTTTGCTTCTTCATAAAGACCATCGTGTAACTTAATTGCTAAGAATTCTGTTTCTGTTACAGGTATCCCGGCTTGCTGGAGATAATACAGGCTACGATCAGCAATCCTCATATGTGTTATATTAGTATTGTACTTGTAGTATGCTCCCTGCTTCTCTATGTGCCATTGGGAATCGTTAGGAAGATAGAATGGTTGATCATTTGTTCCTA